GATGCACAAAAACAACAAAATGAAAATGATATAGCTTTAAGCAAAAAATTAAAAGACATCAATGCAACCGCTGCTAGTGCATTAAGAGATGCCTTTGGTTCTGGTACGGACGTTACAAACTTTATACCTACAATTAAAAATTTAGGAAGTGAATTTTACAATAATGATATAAACGAACTACTTAAAAAAGCAGGATTAACGAAAGACCAGTTTGAGACATATAGAAATGTCTTGCATTATAGAGAAACTAGAGGACATAAAGATCCATATAAAACAGTAAATAAAGAAACTGGATATGCAGGTGCTTATCAATTTGGTAAAGATGTACAAGAAGATGCAATTAACTTAGCAAAAACACTTAAGGTAGACACAACAGGTTTAACTGGTCAGATTACAGAGATTGCACCATTAAAGCAAGAAAAATTGTTGTTGTTAACTATTGGTGTTTATCGACAACAGTTAGAACAGTATATTAAAGATTTTGAAAAATTACCACTTAATGTACAAATAGGACTTCTTTTTGCAAGTCATGGTCATGGCGCAGAAGCTACAGCAAAATTTTATAACAAAGGTACAACCGCACGAGATCAAAACAATGTAAATATAAGAGACACTTTTACTAAAGGTACAAGAATATTTCAACAACAAAGCAACACACAATCAATACTTCCTACACCTCAATGGAAACTTGCTACAGGCAATACACGTTTTGGCATTGGCGGGCCTCCAACTGCAACTTCACTTGTAGTACCTAATAAAACAATCAAGATACCTCCACCGCCACCAATACCATCAAGGAATGAACAAGACCTTACCAGAATATTACAAAACAGCCAAACACAATTTGATACAAGTATAAGAACAGATATACCTGAGATACCTATAAAGTTAAAGGAACTTGGAGAAGAACAAATTAAGCCCTTTGTAACTGCAATAGAAAAAGTAATAGCAGTTACCAAAGAATTGCAACAAAGTGAAATTGATGTGACTTCTAGTAATTTCTTAAAAGAATTTAGTGATTATGCAAATGATATTGTAAATCCTGTAACACAAATTAGTGATAACTATTACACTCAACAAAAATTACTGCAAGAACAACAAAGGTTAATGGCTCAAGGTGTAAACCCTGAATTAATAGAACAAACTGCACAGTTAAATATACAAAAACAAACTGAAGCTGCACGTTTAATTATATTACAACAAACAACTGGACAATTAATATCACAAACACAAGAAAATATAAACCAAAACAATATACGGATAAATGAGTTGAAGACTGCAACAAGTCTTACAGCCGAAGAACAAAAAGAACTAGAAAACTTAGAGAGAAAAAATACAGAGTATAATAACAATGTAACAACTCTTACTTCCATACAAAAGATAACAAAAGATATATTTGATTTAAATGAAAAATTGCCTGACCTTATTGAAAAACAAAGAAAAGAGTTTGAAAAATTAGAAGAACAGAAACAACGAATTAAAGATTTATCAACAGGCATAGCAAACACACTTGGAGAAGGACTACGAGAATCATTAAATTTAATAATTAATGGTTCAGAGAACTGGGGTCTGGCACTTGAAAACATTGTCGTTAAAGTGTTAAATCAGATTATCGACCAGTTGCTATACATAACAGTTATTCAGCCATTTGTTAAAGGAGCAACCGACTTCCTGCAAAATATATTTAAAAATATGTTTGCTGATGGCGGCATCATGACACAAGACGGGCCAATGCCACTCAAACGGTATGCGTATGGTGGTATTGCTAACAGTCCGCAGTTAGCTATGTTCGGGGAGGGCAGTAAGCCTGAAGCATACGTGCCACTGCCTGACGGTCGGTCAATACCTGTTACTATACAAAGCCCCATAAAGAATAGCGATAACAAGACTACTATCAATAACATCAGTGTTACCGTTAGCAGTGATTCGAGCCAGACACAGGGCAGTGATTCAAAGTCTCGTAGATTGGGTGAAGAACTGGCATTGAAAATACAGCAAGAAATTATCAGACAACAACGTCCTGGAGGTCTATTAGCATAATGGCAACATTCACCTATATTCCTGACTACGGCGCAACCAGAGATCATGCTCCAGTCGTTCGTTCTGTTAAGTTCTCAGATGGTTACGAACAGCGGGTAGCATACGGGCTTAATACTAACCTGCAAAAGTGGTCGTTGAACTTTACTGCAAGAACCGATGTTGAGATTGACAATATCCTAGATTTTCTTGATGCACGGAACGGCGTTGAGTCATTTGACTGGACTACACCAGATAATGTTAGCGGTAAAAAGTGGGTGTGTCGCACATGGCAAAAACAAATGACTGCCTTTAATATTAATAGCGTAAATGCCACATTTGAAGAGGTAATGGCATGAGCATTATCCATGCTGAACTGCAAAAGTTGGCACCATCAGCAGTCATTGAATTATATCAATTACAGTTTTTCCCATCGATACATGGCGTTACTGTAGGAGTAGACGACATCTATCGGTTTCATGCAGGAACTAATGAGCTAAATTCAGACATTGTTTGGGCTGGCAATACCTATACTCGCTATCCAGTAGAAGCAACGGGCTTTGAATATACTGGCTCTGGACAGCTACCACGACCAACATTGACAGTAGCAAACGTGACAGGATTAATAACAGCATTGTTACTATTGGTTAACGACTTTAACCCTGGCAATGACTTGATTAAATCAAAATTTACACGGATTAGGACACAGGCAAAATTTTTAGATGCCGTTAACTTCAGCTCAGGCACTAACCCAAATGCGAATCCTAATGCTGAATGGCCACAGGAGATTTATTTTATTGAGCAAAAGGTTCTTGAAAATAGAGACATAGTGCAATTTGAAATGGTGTCATCCTTCGATATGGTTGGAGTACGCTGCCCAGGTCGGCAAACAATTGAAAATACCTGTCAGTGGATTTATCGCAGTGCGGAGTGTTCATATACTGGTACTAATTATTTTGATGTAAATGACGTACCAGTCGCTACTTTGGCATTAGACAAATGTGGGCTTCGGTTGTCGTCTTGCCGTAAACGTTTTGGGCAAAACGCTCAATTGCCATTTGGATCATTTCCAGGACTAGGAGGATTTGCATGATTGACTTTGTAAAGGATGACATATTCAAACACGCTAAACGTGATCCATATCGTGAGTGCTGCGGTCTTGTCATTGTATTTAAGGGACGGTATCGGTATATACCATGTAGGAATCTAAGTGAATTACCACAGTCTAATTTTTTTCTAGACCCTATGGATTGGGTGCGGGCAGAGGAACAAGGAAAAATTGTTGCAGTTGTTCATTCACACGTACAGGGCGTACTGGAACCATCAGATACCGACCGAACTGCCTGCGAGCAAACACAAGTTCCATGGATAATCTGTAACCCTAATACAGATGAAATAATCCAATTTGAGCCATGCGGATATGTTGCTCCATTGGTCGGACGACATTACTGTTATGGCATACATGACTGCTATACATTAGCTCGTGACTATCTAAAGCAAAAGGGTATACCATTGTTGCAGTTCCCACGGTTAGAGCCGACTGAAGCATTTGCGACTGGGCAGTATGGGTTTAATGATGAAAACTTTAAGAAAACACATTTGCGTACAATAGACATAAGTGAATTGCAACCAAACGACTTCATAGTGTTTTCAATGTCTAAACCATATAATCATTGCGGCGTGTACATGGGCGACCAACGTATCATACATCATCTACATAGTAGACTGAGCAGCATTGATATTTATGGCGGATATTATATTAAACAAACCGAGAGGTGCCTTCGTTATGATGCGAACTATTAAACTGTATGGTCGATTGGCAGACATGGTTGGGCAGCGTGTGTTTACTATATATGCTCGCACTGTACAAGATGCTGCTAAATTTATATGCTGCAATTTTCCACATATCGCTCAGAAGTTTATTGATGACAGTTACCACGTTATTGTAGGTGGTAAATCAATAAGCGAGTCTGAAGTAACTGATCCGCTTTCTAGTGAAGATATTTTGTTTATACCAATCATCCAAGGTGCTGGTGGACTTTGGAGAGCAATTGTTGGAGTAGTATTAATTGCAGCCGCAATCTTTTTCCCACCTCTTGCATTTATTGCTACTCCTTTAATTGGGATTGGTGTCTCGTTGGTAATTAGTGGTGTCTCTCAATTGTTGGCTCCAGTACCACCGACGTTTACTCCGACATCGGCAGGATTAAGTAATGCTGGCAATAGAGTTAATGCAGGTGCGGGTGCCGATACAACTATGAAATCTACTTCAGATGACAAAAGCAGCCCACGGTCAACAGGGTTTTCAAATATCTCTAATGTTAGCCGTCAAGGTCTTGCAATACCGATACAGTACGGAGAGATATTGGTGGGTAGTATACCAATTTCAATTGGGCAGCAAACGACAAATAGGGTATAGCTATGATTGAGGACAACTTAAATATTATTATAGCTGGTAGTAGTGATGCGCCACCACTACCAGCACCACCACCACCACCACCACCACCAGCACCACCATCACCAATAGTAATACCAATTGACCCACCTGTGGGGTACACACCTATTGAGCAGGCTAATAATTTACTGTCTGACTCAGTATTGCAGGTAGTCGATTTAATTGGAGAAGGTGAAATATACGGATTAAAGGATGGACTAAAAAGCGTTTTCTTGAATGATACACCACTCGAGAATGCAGACGGTAGTCGAAATATTACAATTAGCAAGCACGAGCAACGATCTGGTACGCAAATACAAACGTATATTAACGGATTTGATAATGTTAGAAATGAAGTAGCAGTTAATATACCAGTTAAAATTTCTCCTGGTCCTGTTGTTAAAACAATAGTTGACACAACAATTGATGAAGTATGGGTGCGGATTGGTGTAAGTGCGCTGCAACAACAAACTGAAATGGGCGATATTGTTGGAACAACCGTGTCATTACGGATTGAACGTCAATATAATGCTGGCGCATATCAAACGGTTATCAATGACACTATCTCTGGGAAGACCAATACATTATATGAGAAGTCGTATGTTGTACCAATTGCAGGTGCATTTCCAGTAAATATCAGGGTCACACGGTTGACACCAGACAGTAATTCAAGCAAGTTGCAAAACGCATTTCATTGGGCAAGCTATGTTGAGGTCACTAATGCCAAACTAGCATATCCCAACTCTGCACTACAGGCATTCAGACTACTGTCAACGCAGCTCAATTCAATACCAAATCGTTCATACCTGATTCGTGGCATAAAGGTACAACTGCCTAATAATGCAACTGTTGACCAAACAAATGGGCGTGTAACTTATGCTGGCGTGTGGACTGGTACATTTGGTGCTGCTCAATGGTGCGCTGATCCAGCGTGGTGCCTGTGGGACTTGCTGACAAACACAAGGTACGGATTTGGCAAGTTTCTGGATAGTAATCAATTAGACCGATACTCGTTTTATGCAGCATCTCAATATTGTAATGAACTCGTTTCAAATGGTAGGGGTGGAACTGAACCACGGTTTCAGCTAAATATTAATATTGATTCCACATCAGAAGCATATACGGCAATCAATGATTTATTAAGTGTGTTCCGTTGTATGGGCTACTGGGCGGCAGGGCAGTTGGAACTTGTACAAGATGCACCAACTACTACTAGCTATATATTTACTGCTGCCAATGTTGTTGAAGGAAAATTTACATATCGTGGCGCAGCATTAAAGGTGCGGGCAACTCTCGTAATTGTGCAATGGTATGACATGGTACAACGGCAAACAGCGTATGAGTATGTTACAGATGTAGACGGTATTGCAAAATATGGTGTAATTACAAAAGAAATTAAGGCAATTGGAACAACATCACAGTCCCAAGCGCATAGGCTAGGCAAGTGGATGTTGTTTACTGACAAATTTGAGTCAGAAATAGTTGAGTTTGAAGTCGGTCTAGAATCTGGTGTAATTGTGCGACCTGGCATGGTAATTGGAATAGCTGACCCAGTTCGCACTGGTACACGTCAGGGTGGCAGGATAACAGCAGCAACAACAACATCAATAACAGTTGATAGTTATAGATCACTTGGTGCAAACCCAACACTGACTATAATCCTCCCTGACGGTACAACAGAGGAACGAGCTGTATTAGCAGGAGACGCAAACACAAAGACATATACTACAAACGCCTTTAGTACAACACCAGCGGTTAATGCTGTGTGGATACTACAATCATCATCAGTGCAAACACAGCTATTTAGAGTAGTAGGAATTAAAGAGAATGCTCAGGAGCAGTCAACGTACACAGTAAATGCGTTGGCATATAACCCTGGCAAGTTCGCTAATGTTGAAAAGGACATAACATTGCCTCCACGACGTATATCAGAATTAACACTACCACCTGATCCTCCAGAAAACATTACAATTACCGAAGAATTATACTTAGAACGTCAAACAGTAAAAGTACAGGTCAACATTGGATGGATACATAGTGAACGAGCCGCACGATATGCAATTAAATATCGTGTAAATAGCAATAACTGGATCAACTTACCACAACAGCCGCAACCTTCAGTTACCCTAAATGATGCACAGGCTGGACTATATACAGTTGAAATTACAGCAATTTCTATCCTTAACAAACTATCAAGAACTGCTAGTTCACAAATAATGGTGTTTGGACTTGCAGCTCCTCCCGCTAACGTAACTGGATTTAATGCAACTGCTAACACTGGCA